CACATAATTCAATATTATCTGACATCATTGCTGATGGATTGTCTTTTACAAATTTTCTCAAATCTGCATTTTGTTTATCAATGTGAAAACTCATTTCACGCAAATTCTTATAATATCCACCATAACTAGGATAAGTTATGCCAAAGTGTCCGCAACGGACCCACCAGCCCAAACACGCATCATTATCTCTATGAACGAGAACAATTGGGCAATCTGGCCAAGTCTTACGAATAAAATCAAGATGATGGCAAAATACATGACTCTTAATGATGCGAACACCTTCCCCACTAAACGGACGATCAAATTCTGCTTCTAACTCTTGCTTGCTTATGTAAGGCATAAGGTGAAGTTTATCACCAAACTCCATGTGTGGATCAAAGTATGCGCCAAGGTGCATTAATTGATTTGCACCGCTTGCATCATGATAATAAATTCTAGCATCGCTATAATCACTCGTATCTATTGAAGGGGAGTAATATATGTTTTTTACTACACTACTCCACTTAGAACCTGGCGCACCTGCAACAAAGATATATTTCATAAACCCATTTCTTTACGAATCTTGGTTGCACTTATAGCGTGTGTTTCTTCATCAAATACTTCTTGTTCAATCTTATATCCAACATCACGCCCATATGTAATATTGACAATATTTGGAACAAGATTTACAAGAAAATCACGATTAAATTTATAACCCTGTGCTTCCAATTCTTTGATGATGCGGTCTTTGACAAATGAATAATCAAATGGATTATTTTCACTGCCACCAACATCACGCACCATAATCATAACTTGACCTGTCTTGGCATGTGCTCGTTTGAATAGTGCAAGATGCCCATCATGCCATGGTTGCCAACGCCCTAACATTTGCACCGTAGGTGCTTGATTATTCCATCTTGTCATGAGTGTTTCAATCCTTTAAACATTGCTTTAATCCAAGTTGGGTTCGTGTCAAAATCAAGTTCTTCCATGATATACTTTGACCAAAAGTTAGCATCTTGTGTATCTACACGAAAATAATAACTGCCTGGTTCTGGATTTACAAACAACTTATTCGTATCCTCAAACCGCCCTTCTTTAATAGTATCAACCCAAATAACAGTAGCAGGTCCAAAGGCTGCACGAGTGGCTGGTGTGGGACAAACAAAATCGGCTATCACCCATGAACCTGCTGCTGTAACTTGGTCGCATAGCCAACCCATTCGTCTGGCTTGTTCTATGCGATCCGCTTCACTAAACCCAAGATGACTGTTAATGTTTGCACGAACAGCGTCAGCGTTCCAATGAATTGCTTTTAATTTTGGTGCCAAGGCTTTCGCCAGTGTCGTTTTACCCGACCCTGGCAAGCCCATTATTAGTATTTTCTTATTCATGCTACAGCGATCTGCTTTGGTGCAGTAAGTTTGCTAACAATGTAACAAGTAATACCAGCACCAAAAACTTGAATAAGTGTGCCACACACCTGTACTACAGGTCCGCCGCCACCAATAAGTCCATAAACATAAACTGGTGATCCTATCAATGCTCCTACTGCAGCACCACCAAGAAACCCATACTTTGTAAGAGTATTTGGTGCGAGCATACCAATCATAATTGGAATGAAGAAACATAGTCCCCAAGTTTTACCAAACAAGAAAATCAAGTTTAGATCAAGGCCAGGAATATTAGCAAGCGTGATACCAATTGCTGCAAATACAAGCATTGCTATTCTGCTCCAAAGAATTGGATTTTTACCTTTAAGTGCGTCATGAACATCATTGCCAAATAAGTTAGCACTGTTTAACAACATAGTATCAATGATACTGATGAGACCAGCAAAAACCGCTACAAGGAAGAAACATGCCAACCAAGGACCAACAACTGTTGTCATAACAATGATATTGATGAACCCTGTTTTTGGACCGCTTACATCATAGTGCAGACCAGCGGCAATCATACCAAGTGGCGCACCAATTAGTTGTAATACTAGCCAATAGAATGGACCAATAATGTTTGCTTTAAAAGCTACATTTGGCTTCATACTAAATGCATTTTGATAGTTTTCATTGCCTGTCCATGGACTTGCAAAGTGACCAATAACAGTTGGAATACCAAACCCAAACAGCAACCCAAGCGTAAAGCTATCGCTCCATAAATTTGTTCCCTTGCCAGTTTTACCTGCAATACCGTCGATAATTGGTTGGAAACCAGTAGTGCTATAAACAAAGTAACCTACTACAGCAACACCAATAAAGATTGAAACAATTTTTACAATGTCAGTAATAATGCTTGCCTTTAATCCACCACGCAAACTATATGTGAGAGCAATACCGACCAACAATAAGCTAACAACAATAGGATTTACACCAGTTAGCAGCGAAACACTTTGTGATCCAGCAAACAAATCAATAGTCAAACTTTGTAATGTGCTTAGTAGCATTTGAACAACGATCAACATACCAACAAGTTTGCCCCACTTACTTCTAAAATAATCACTTAACGTGAAAATTTTTCCGTTTTCATTGCGGAAATTATTGATAAAGTAAGCAAATACAATTAACGCAAAAAAGTTACCAAAGCTAAACCAGAATACACCTGGCCAACCATTATTATAACCTTGCTGTGCTGCAACAAATAAACCAGGTGCGTGAATCCATCCTGCGCCTACACTTGTGCTGCCTTGCCACAAACCAATTTCACGATTTGCTACAAGAAAACTTTCTTTGCTCTTATCAAAACCCTTAGCATAAATGCTGGTTAAGAAAAAAACAAAAAGAGCATATAATCCAATCATCAAGAAACCAGTTTCTTGACTAAAAATTGGAAACATGTGTTGAATATCCATTTTATTTTCCTTCTTTAATTAAATTTTAATTTCGGACACGTGCCTTGTTTGTTTTAAAAAGGCACGAGTTTTATCTGTAATAATTCCAGTCGTGAACAATGTCACACGAGGAGACAGCCCACTATTGGCAGTATAATGTGGAACATGACGATAATCAAATGTGTGAATATCGCCTGCTCTCCAAAATTGGTAAAGATGATTTCCAAATTGGAAAAATTGTCCTTGTTCGTAATCTTTTAACATGATTCCAATTCGCATTAAATCATCTTGATCTACGCCTGGATAATTTAAATCAAACCTGTCAACATGCCCAAGGAAGGCTTCGCCAGGAAATTGAATATGCAATCTACTTTCATGACGATCAAGACCAATCATATCTACCATTTTTTGAAAAGGCTCTGCCAAATCATGATTTACTCTAAAAATAATCATTTCTGGGTCTGCACCAACTGCTAAAAAATCATTTGTTTCAGCAGTATTGAGTTTTACCATATTGTGTTCTTCGCCACGATCTTTTGCCCATGCTCTGCGACGATTTTCAATGTTTACTGGAATTGAGTTTTTAATCGCTTCATCAAGTTCTTTGGACCAATCGCCACTAAATTTTCCCAACCCTTGAACAGTATCCCATCGCATGTCTCGTATCTTTGTGTCGAAATGATAACTGCTGCGGTTTTTTCCAAATTCCCATGCACTTTTTGCGTTTTTATAATCTTCCATTTTATATCTCACTCAAAATAATTTATTAATTCACCATCTCTGTTAAGATCGCAGGTGACACAATGAATACCACCACTCCAGAAATAACGATTTCTGTACGGAGAAACATGTACATTTATACCATGTTTTTCTAGTTCATTGCAAATTCTTTTATTATAGTTAAACACTACCACATTACTTTCATCAATGCTTAGCATATTGCAATCAAAAACATTGTCAATCATGTATTTTTGCCAACCATTATCTAACCATTCATAAGCAAGAGCAGCACGAGCAGCGTCGCCTTCTTCGCCATAGTTCCATAAGTTATGATTATGCTTTTGTTTAAATTCTAAGAATTTATACATGCTTACTAAACTATCACTGCCATCTGTTGTAATAACTTTCCAATTCGAAAAATCTGCAGCATATTTTTCACTGCCCATTACACTAACGATGAGACCCTGTTTCAATGGGCGATACCAACTATCACGCCAGCCAATTTCATCATATATAAGATTTTCATGTCCTTCGCCAAATTCAGAAACAAATTGAACAAACTCATCATGCGAACCATATCTTTGAAATGGCCCACCATTTCCATATGTCATGCGCTTTCCAATTTTGGTCATCCAACCTTCACTGTTTATTTGTGTGTTGGTATGATAAACAGTATTACCTTGTTCTTGGACATATTGAACAATGTTTTCATATTGTTTATATTGTTCTGGTTCAATAAACCAATTGATAAATTTTTCATCCATCATCATAATCCAGTCACGTGGCTGCATTGGTGGCGGCACTATACAATCAACTGTGGGATATTCATTGTATTGCGATGGTAATACAAATTGATCATACCATGCACGTGACTGGATTCTCGTTTTAAAATTAGCTGAATTTTCTACTGTAGGGCGAATAGTTTCTACACCAAAGGAATTTAGCAATTTTTCTAAATTTTGATAATCTTCTTCTGTTTCGTAGGCTATTTGTTCATATCGCCGACGAACATCAATATCTTTTATAAAACTATAAAATTCTGGTGCATAAGTGCGACCAACAACACAATTTTTTAATGGTTGAAATAAACAATGTTTCTTAAACATATTAATCCTTTAAATTAACAACTAAATTTTTACCTGCACCGCCAATTACATCACGTGTGCGGTCAGTAACATAACCTGTAATTTGCAACATTGGGCGATCCCACCATCCCATATTAGCGGTAGAATGTGGCATATCTTGCCATTCCCATGTGATACAATCGCCTGCTTTCCATCCTGTAAAATTAGCATTGCCAATTTGAAATATCTGTCCAAGTTCCCAATCTGCCAACATAACAGCAAAACGACGCATGATATCTGGATTCTTATCCATTTCTGTTACTTTAAAACTGTTTTCACGTTCTGGACGTGCGGCAAAATTATCAATATGAGTGTGAAGCATTTGACCTGTAGTTTGATTATGAAACTTAATCATGCTTCCTTCCATACCAAGCCAATTGCTTATCTTTTGAAATATCTCAATATCTTCTGCTGCAGTGCGATTAAAAACTTCGCTATGAGGATCAGCACCAGCACGAATCAAATCTTGTTCTTCTGCTGTGGCACTGTATAATCCTTCGGTGGCAATATCTTTGTTAAAATTATTACGAGTTCCCCAACTACTTGCTTTAGTGCGAGGCAAACATTCACGAATTGCATCACCAAAATCTGCATCAAATCTGCAAACATGAGTATAGCTATCTATACCAGGCTGTGGAACCCGTGTAGTATCAAAATGCCAACGGCTACGGCTTTTAGTAAATTCCCAACGGCTGTCATTCCATTCTTCATATTCACTCATCCTTAAAATATTTCCTTTTTTTGTACTGCTACTGGATATCCAGTTCGTTTAACGATGTCATCAACCTTTGGATTAGATGTTTGATGAATATACTTTTCATTTGAATCTTCACTCATTATGTCGTTTAATCTTGGATCATTGTAGGCTACAGGAAAATCTAACCATTTTCCTATATCTCGCACATACGCTTTTCCATAAAGATAAAATAATTCTGTGCTGACATAGAATGGAGTGCTATCTAACCAACGAATAAGTTGTGTCATACAGCCCCAACTAGGTCCGCCACGCATTCTAGTTTGTTGATTTGTTAATATTGTCTTATCTCGACCAATAATTACTACTTGAATTTCTATATTCAAACTTTGTAATTTAGCAATGAGTTTATTAATAGGTGGAACTTGCAATTCATCTTTATTCCAAAATGGAACACTTGCACTTAAGACTGCATAATTTTTTCCACCCATAATATCTAATGTTATGCTATCAATATCATCCCAATATTTGTTATTAGGTTCTTTGTAATGTGGAACAAAATAATTATCAGGATCACTGTTATCCAATAATTCTTCCCAACCATGCACATCTGGATGTAGTGCAAAAATTTTACTAAACAAATGATTTCCACTTCCTTGCGGACCAAAAAGTAAAATTATTTTATTTTTTTTCTTATTTTTAAAAAATTCCATACATGTTTCCTAAATCATAAATATTTAGTAAAAAAATTCAATATCTTAAAATTATTTATCAAAATCAGGAAAAAATAGATGAACAAGAAAATTTATAATTATTTGTTAAAAAATATAAACGAAGCGTTTAAATTAGAAAGATATGCAGAAGTTCGTGATAGTTTAAACAAAGATACAATTATAAATGAACTTCCATGGACATCAAAGCGTCTAGAAAAATTTATGCACGATATTGATCATACGTTTCATAGTCTTGACTTAGAATATAAAGGAACACTTGAAGATTTTACAAACCAAATAGATGAAAAATATATGTCACGTTTTTGGGGCGGTGAAATTTGGAAACCAAGAACAGATAGTTATCGCTTTACAGGATGGAATATTGTTAAAGAAATCAATGAGTTGAATCCAAAAGCAGTATTGGATGTTGGATGTGGATTTAATCAATTCAAACAACACATACCCAATCTTATAGGAATTGACAAATATAATCCAGCAGCGGATTACATGGTTGATATATTAGAATTTATATCTAAACCAGAAAGTTTTGATGCAATAATTGTATTTGGCAGTATTAATTTTTACAGTTACGAATGGGTAGCTAAAAGATTTGTAAAAGTATTTGAACTGCTATCGTCTGGCGGAAAAGTATTTTGCCGTGGTAACTCTTTTAATCCAGACAAGCCGCAACATGATCAGTGGATAGATGGATATCATTGGGATTTTGAAACTGCAGTTCGTATTGCAGAAGAAAACAATATAAAACTTGAAACTTGGAAACAAGACAGCGGCGACCGTTTTTACTTTGTTTTCAAAAAACCTTAATAGCGCACGGTTAATTTTACAATAAATATCTTGTAGGATTAACCATGCCAAGATTAAGTTTATATAGAGAAAATCATAGTAACGATTATAAGTGGCAGGATAACCGTATCCGCGAACTTTTTACAATCGGTGGTGTTGGAATAAATGTTCACAAATATCTTGGTCCAAAAGACCAAGGTGCTACTACTGATTTAACACAACCACAATATGCAAATCAAAGTGTGCAAAACATACAAGATTTGCTTTTCATGGAAAACCGTGACCGTAGCTATGAACCAAATGTTTATGCACTACGTGGGCATTATACAATTCAAGATATAGATTATAATTTACAACAATTTGGTTTATTTGTAAATCAAGATACTCTTTATATTACATTTCATCTAAACGAAATTGTTGAACGGTTGGGTCGTAAAATTATACCAGGCGATGTATTTGAGTTGCCACATCTTCGTGATTACTATCCGTTAGACGAAACACTGCCCGCTGCATTAAAAAAGTTTTATGTTGTACAAGAAGCAACTCGTGGTAGTGAAGGTTATGCACAAACTTGGTGGTCACATATTTGGCGTTGTAAAGTAGTTCCAATGGTAGATGGTCAAGAATATCGTGACATACTTGATCAACCTGCAAATAAATCAACTGATACTACACTGCGTGATATGATGAGTAATTATAACATCAATCTAAAAATAAATGATGCAGTAGTTGCTCAAGCAGCAACAGATGTTCCTGCTAGTGGTTATAGCACTAATAGTCTTTATATATTACCAACAGCCGATGGTATTAGTCCGATTGTTGCTATTAACGGTTATCTCACTGCCGATGGTGTGCCACCAAATGGATTACCAGTAACAGTTGATTCAGCATTTCCGCTGAATCCAGAAGTAGGTCAATATGTTCTACGCACGGATTATATGCCAAACAGATTGTTTAGATATGATGGCGGTAAATGGGTTGCCATCCAAGATGTCAATCGTGCCAACATTACAGGTGCAAATACTAATACACAACTTGGTTCATTTATTAACAACACAGCAACAGTTAAACTAACTAATGGAGCAACTGTTGCAAGTAGCCAAACGCTAAGCAATTTATTGAAGCTAACACCAGATAAACTAGGATAAACTTGTGGGTCAATTTTTCTACGATAAACAAATACGCAGATTTATGAATCAGTTTGTTCGCATATTCAGTGATATGTATGTTGAATTTGGCAAAGACATAAATGGCAATAGTGTATTATATCGTGTGCCATGTCGTTATGCCGATACCAACCGACAAGTTGCTGCTATCATGCGCCAAAATAGTGACAATAGTATCAATGCTGTTCCAGCAATGGTCGTGTATATTACAAAAGTAGATTATGATCGTAATCGTATGCAAGAACCGCATCACATAGATAATATTTCAGTACGTTCGCGTGCCAAAGACCCATTAACAGGAAATGTAAGTTCCAATCAAGGTCAAAATTTTACTGTGAATCGTCTTATGCCAGCACCATATAGATTAACTGTTAATATGGAAATATGGACAAGTAACTTTGATCAAAAGCTACAATTATGGGAACAAATAAGTGCGCAATTTAATCCAGATATGGAAATACAAAGCACTGACAATTACCTAGATTGGACTAGTTTAAGTTATATTCTTTTAACCGATACTAATTGGACTACAAGAAATATTCCTGTAGGCAGTGATGATCCAATTGATGTTGCTACTTTTACGTTTGAATTACCAATTTGGATCACCACACCAGCAAAATTATTGCGTCTCGGTATTATTCAAAGTGTTGTTGCTAACGTATATGATGCATTAGGAAACCCAAGTCAAGCACTTATTGACCAAACTAATAACCTTGGCAATCGTCAATATTTTACACCTACTGGATATCAAGCATTAGTTAATAACGGAAATGTTACGTTATTTCCAAATCATGGTCCAGAATTAAACAATAATTCACTATCAATACCAACTACTTTAGGCAATGCTATACCCTGGGCACCAGTTATTCATAGTTTTGGTGAAATAGCAAACAACTATAGCATGCTTTATCTTACTGATACCGTAACAGATAGATTAGTTACAGGAACAGTTGCGTATGATCCCACCAATCCAAACAATCTTAAATTTACAGTTGATCCAGCTACAGTACCAACCAATATATTACCAAGCGTGAATGCGATTGTGGACCCACAAGCAAATGGACCAGGCGTTGGATTGCCAGCAGCCAGCACAGGTCAGCGATATTTGATTGTTAATAATATGGGTGGTGCGAGTTTAGGAAATGGTGCAGTAGCGTGGCAAAATGCAAATAGTAGCATTACTACCGCAATGCCAAATGATATTATACAATATAATGGCAATTCATGGTTTGTGGCATATCGTCCAAACTCAATTAGTAATGCTAGTTATGTCACCAACACTTTTAGTAGTATTCAATATGCATGGAATGGAAATCAATGGCAAAAAAGTTGGGAAGGTCTATACCAAGAAGGTCTATGGTCAATCGTGATTTAACAGCCGCAGGTGCGCTTTTCTTAAGTGCAAAGAGCGGACGTTGTTTATTTTTGTTACGTGATCAAGATACATATAGCGACACTTGGGGACTAGTCGGCGGACAACTTGAACAGAATGAAACTTTGTATCAAGGTTTAACGAGAGAAATTGCTGAAGAAATTGGTTTTGTTCCAGAGATTATAAAAACTATTCCACTTGAATTGTTCTCTTCACCCGATGGTCACTTCAATTATCATACGTTTGTAATTCTCGTGAAAACAGAATTTATACCAGAATTAAGTAGCGAACACAAGGGATATGCTTGGTGTGATTTAACCAATACTCCTAAACCACTACATCCTGGTTTATATAATTCACTCAATAGCCAAGTTATTAAAGATAAACTTCAAACAATTCAAAATATTTTAGAAATCACCTAAAATAACGGCATCTCGAACACTTACTTCAATGTAATTTGGTAGTGTTTTTAATATTGAATTAAAGTGATTAGTTAAGTGATTTCGCACACGATAAAATTTAGTATTACCAAATGCTTTAACAACATTATAAAGAAAAGCATTAAATTTATCAAAATCTTCAATTAGTTCTGGATTATCATATCCAAAAGTATTAGCATAGATATTTTCGCTTGTTTCACCATCAGTTCCATCAAACCCAAATAGAAATACTTTTTCTGCACCGTCAAACGCAGCCAAGTATGCAGCACTACTGCCTGCATCCATATGATAACAATGCGGTAGCAAATTAGTTTCTTTATATACTAGCCATGAATCATTTGTTACAAAAATTTTATTATAAAGTTCAGTGTCCATGTCAGCGAAAAATATGTTATTTTTAATTACATAATAATCTGCTGGTGTATCACGATATGCAGCATTGCAAGCATATGTAAGTTTATATCCTTCAGCCACACGACGATTATTTGCATCTATAAGCAATTTAATTTCTGGACTATTTCTACTAACGCCATTTCCAAGAACCACTGCAGATTTTACAGGAATATCGTATGGTAAATTACGTGATGTTACAAATATACTTTTTTGTACGGCATCTTCTACATAAGAGATAGTTTCACCGTTATAATCACGACGATATTGTGCTGCGTATATATTTCCCATTAGAATCTTCCTACTGCTATTTCAATTTTTACTATGCTATCATCTAATATGATATCCATGCTCTTACCTATAATACAACCTGGCTCGTATAGTGATTTGTCCATTGCACATGCGATACCTTTTTGATCACTACTAACAAGTAGAGTTCCTTTATTTACTGGCCCACGTACTAAACAAGGAACACGACCTGTTAGTGCAATTGGTAACCAATTATCATGTTCAAAATTATCATTCATAAGATAAGCAGGATTGGTGGATACTACACCCGCAACCGAGGTATCATGAGATTGGGTTGAAACCGTAACATCAAGGTCTCCACCAAATATCATAACAGTGCCAGGTGTATAATAATCATCCGCATGATACATTTCGGCCAAGTCGGCGTACTTTGCCGTGGTTGATGTACCAGTAAATGTTACAGCATAACAGGTGCTCCAATAAGCACTTGCACTTCCTAACGTAACAGCATTATTACTGCTTGGTGTATGAGTAGAACTTGTTATTGTGCTAAATGTACCAGCACTACTTGAGTTGCCAATAGTTGTGCCAAGAATTGAAGTACCATTAATGGTTTGTCCATTTATAGCACCTGCCATAGTTAAACTAGTTAATGCACCAACACTTGTAATATTATTTTGTGCTGCAGTTGATAGGGTACCAGTTAATGTTGCACCACTGTTACCAATAGTTCCACCTTGTACAGTAGTAGCATTAATTATAGCACCATTTGTAGTGCCTTGTAGATTAGTAGTTCCACTAACAGTAAGTCCAGTTAAAGTTCCAACACTTGTAATGTTAGTTTGTGCTGCGATTGATAGTGTTCCTGTTAATGTAGCACCGCTATTACCAATAGTTCCGCCTTGTACAGTAGTAGCATTAATTGTAGCACCATTGGTTGTACCTTGTAAGTTAGTAGTTCCACTTACAGTAAGTCCAGTTAGAATTCCTACAGAAGTAATATTTGTTTGTGCTGCAGTTGAAAGGGTTCCTGTTAATGTTGCACCAGTGTTGCCAATAGTACCAGCATAAATTGCACTACCAGTGTGAATGTTACCATTAATAGCACTTGCCGTATTACCAATAGTTGTGCCAAGAATTGATGTACCATTAATTGTCTGTCCGTTTATAGCACCACTCAGCGTTAAACTTGTTAATGCACCAACACTTGTAATATTAGTTTGCGCTGCAGTTGATAGAGTTCCTGTTAATGTAGCACCAGTATTACCTATCGTGCCAGCATTAATAGTGGGTGCGGCAATCGTGTCAGTCGTTGTTATAGTTGATGTATTAACAAACGTTGTATTACCAGCGATAGATAAGTTACCGCCAACATATAAGTTACCAGTAATACCAGCGCCACCCGTTAACTGCAAACTGCCTGTTGTAGTACTAGTTGCTGCATAACCACCATTGATAACAAGGTTGCTATCAATCGTTGCGTTACCATAAATGCGTGTGCCGTCTAACAGTTTTGCCATAATTATTCCACACTATATTTAGGTAGCCTTAAACTGGTTTATTATACTCATCAAATACACCAGATACTTGCAAATTGCCATTAGGATTTATTCTTTGTGCAACGCTGCCACCATTAATTGTAACTTCATCAAATATACCAGTAATTTGTAGCGTACCAGTAGAGTTTACTCGTTGTACAGCTACGTTCGAACCACTATATATATACGAAGAAAATGGTATAATATTTGAAGTTACTGCTGAACCTCCAGTTCGGGTTAGTGTAGCTGCAATTGTACTATTATCTACAATTCTATTAGATTGACAAGTTAATAATACAGTATTGGGTATTGCAGTAAGTCGAGAAGATGGTGGCGTAAACGGACCAGAGGTATATACTGCTGTGCCTTTTACTATTCGTAAATTAGAGATATAACCACTCCACGTTAAAGTTGTGTTATCATTATATAATCTACCAATACCAACTGGCGGTGTGGTAGAATTTGTTGGAGTAACTGAATTTGTTGCAACAGATACACCGTTAACATATAAAGTATTTGTGCTTCCACTACGAACAAGTGCAACATGATACCAAATATTTGAAAGAATAATATTATTACCTGAGTATGTTACGGTACCAGCACTACCGTTTACAAAGAAACCTATTCTGTTGCTGGTATCTAAAAAGATTGCCGTTCCATTTGTTCCTGCATTAGTAGTATCTGTGACAGTGACAATTCCAAATTGTGCAGCACCTATGCCTAACCCATATACCCAACATTCAATAGTCCAATCTCCGCTTGTTAAATTATATGACGCATTGGTTGGTGCCATTATATAATCTGGACCAGCATTGTTAAAATAATAATCATAGTATCCATTTGGATTAAGCGGTGTTTGAAATATCGTATTTACTGTGCCTGTTTTTGTTAAAGTGACATTATTTGTGCTGCCATCTAAAAAAGAATTGGCCGAAGGTATAGTAGGTGAGTTTAGTAACAGTGCAGTATTAGTACTTGCAGTCAATGGATTTCCTGGTGGTGTAAAATTACCAGTATAAACACCAGTGCCATTTATAATTCTTATATTAGTCATATAAAAACCAGCAGTACCGCCGTTTGGTCCAAATATTCTAGTAGCCTGACCTGCATAACTGTATGAATCAGCCTTGCTGCCAACACTTACACCATTTATATAAAGTGTAAGAGTTCCTGCAATTCTAACAGCAGCAAAATGATTCCACTGAGCATAAGTTATTGTTCCACCGAATAAGAAGTTACCGCCTGCTTGGTGCCAATATAATTGACTATTATATGTTAGCAGTTCCCAAGTTAGTGTATTAGCACTGGCCATAATAAGGTTATAACCAGAAGTTGAACTTGGGATGGTTAAACCATATACCCAACATTCAACTGTAAAATCACTTGTGCCAAAATCATACTTTGAACCAGCAGTTGCAGCAGGAACACTCAAATAATTGTTTACAGTGGTGTAGTAAAAACTTCCAAATGTTGATGGATTATTAGTAATTTCATCAAATGACCCACTAACTTGCAGATTTCCATTAGTATTCAAACGTGATGCTATTGCCATTATCCAAATACCGTATCAATACTATTAGTGGTAGCATTATAGAATGTATAAGCCACACTAGTGTTATTACCACTGTATGTATAACCAGTACGCTGCTGTGTATAGATATTTCCACCTACATATACGTTACCACTAATACCAGCACCGCCGCTAACAACTAGCGCACCCGTAGTAGAAGATGTTGAATTTGTGCTACTTGCGGCAACAATATTACCACCGCTATAAATGTTTCCTGTGGTTACAACATTTATGCCATTGAAGTTAGACCCATAATGGTTGTTAGCATAGATTGCAGAGAAATATTGACCGCTCGCAGTGCCAAGAGTAATAGCGTTATTGCTTACTGGATATATGCTAGTAGATGCAACGTTTGCTACTGCTGTATTAGCAGCCCATAAAGCCAACGATCCATTCTGCGAACTACTACCACGAATAAATTGTATAAAACTATCCCAACCAATACCGCTGTAATTAATACCGAATCTTGCTGTTTCAGCACCAGTTGCATTACTAGATGAGCCATTTTGTGCGGATAATTGGAAATTAATATCACTGCCACGAGTTAATACTGTCGTAATTGCGCTTGCAGTAGTTGAGGTAAGATTTAAGTTACTTGCATATATATTACCGTTAACACCCAATCCACCAGCAAGAACTAATGCACCGGTTGTTGTACTTGTAGCAGTAGTTGTACTATTAGATACAAGATTGCCACTTGTTATATTATATTGTAGGTAAGTTGCACCGTTAAATGAACCACTATTGTTGAACTGAACCATAGTGTTAGCGCCACCTGGTGTGCCGCCGCCACCGCCACCTGCGGTTGCTCCATTTGGATAGAAGATACCACTTGTTGTTATTACGTTACCAACATAAAGATTTCCGCTAATATTAGCAGTGGTTGCTGTTAAGTTGCCAGTTGTAGTATTTCCGCTTACCGTAATATTATTAAAATATGGTGTAGATGCAACAACGCTCCATGTATTTTGTGCGCTATTATAGGAATAGTTAGTTCCATTTACTGTTGCTTGCTGACCGTTTGTGGGCGAACTTGGAAAACTCATGATAATATTTAGTGAATACTATAGTGGTGATTAACCAATATAAGCCACACTCCAGTTGTCGTTGCCGTCAAAAGTAATTGTGCCAACTGTTACATCAAATCTAAGTGTATCATTAACAGCCATTTTTACTATTGTGCTGCCACCTGTATGATTCATTGTAGTATTTGATGCATATTCAATCATAATTTGCGAGGTAGTTACGCTGCCAATCGCAGTTGTTTTTCTGACGATAATTTGTGCAGATGGAACGTTATTGGCAGAGGCTCTGACTACAATATTAACCTGATATAATCCAGCGACGGGCGCAGTAAAGTAACCAGTTGATGTATTCAAATATCCACCTTGATTATAATCAACTACAAAATAACCACCAGAAACTGTAACAGTAGAAGCAATTGATGCACCATTGCCACTTACACGAAATGCAGGACGATTTGGCATTGTAATACCAGCCGATCCACTAACCGTTAAGTTACCAGCAATTGTTGTGTCACCACTATCTTGCATTTGAAATATAGTATTTGTATATGCACTATTAACAATTTCAATGCCACCAGTAGAATTTACACGGAAAAATTTGTTAGGATTGGTTGCGGCACTATAAGTGTTTTGTAATTTAAGAAAATCAAGATATCCACTACCACCTTGACCATAAACATTGCCTACAATTGTTAGCGCACTTGTTGTTGATGTGCTACCATTTGCAATATAAATGTTTGCATAGTTGTTTAGTGTGGTATTACCACTTGCGCTTAGCGTAGTAAATGCGCCAGCAGTCACACTATTAGAAATTAAAGAGCGAGTAGAAATATCTACCCAATAACTTGCGCCAGTGGCATCCTTGATATATTCATAAAGAATATCAGTATTGCCCTGATACCATTGCGCACCAGCAGTTGGACTGCTTGGAGCAGTATTACTTGTGGTTAGAGTAACACCACTGCTTCCACTGCTGAATACATTGCCATTACTCCAATAATACTGTGCGCCATAAATGCCAGTATTACCAACTAAGTTAGCAGCATACACATTTGCAGTTTGTGCAGTTATGTTACCACTTGAAACTACACCGTTTAATGTTCCAACACTTGTAACATACGGCTGAGCATTTGTTATCAGAGTACCGCTTAATCCGCTATTTGCTACAATATAAGAAGCATATGCGTTAGCAGTTTGTGCAGTTATGTTACCACTTGCAGCCAGTGATGTTAGCGTTCCAACACTTGTAACATACGGCTGAGCATTAGTAGATAGTGTTCCAACAAGTGCTGCTCCTGTATTACCAATAGTGCCAGCATATAGGGATACACCGTTAAAATTATTTGCATATACTGCACCTGCAACACCAACACCACCACGAACTTGTAGAGCACCAGTTGATGTAGATGTAGTGGCTGTTGTGCTACTGATTACAAAACTATTTGTATTTGCTCTCATACGAGCAAATTCATTTGCAGGACTTGAACCGGCAAGACCAAATACTATATCGTTTGCAGCAAGAGTACCAATGATGAGGTTTCCACCAAGCGTTGTAGTATTTCCCGCCATGTAAAGAAAACCATCATTTGCTCTATCTAGTGTTCCTTGAGCAAATGTACTGCTATTGATACCTAAATCAATATATCCATCATTCTGCGTTCCATTATCGGCGGTTGCAACATAGTCAGTACTTGCTGCGCTACCACTATTACTGTTCTGATGATTTATCTGGGCAAAATTATTATAATTATCACTTACCTGAACTACGGTTTGAGCAAGTGGAGTAAATGTAGATTGACCTGCGTACAATGCGTTGAAACCAGTGGGAATGGTTCCATAAAATATACCGCCTTGTGAATAAACATTGGATGTTATATTAACAACATTACCTGTTAGATTTAAGTTACCACCAACTGTAAGGTTACCGCTCGTGCTTGCTGTTGTAAATACGCCGCTATTTGGTGTATTTGCACCAATTGCACCAGTGTGATAACCAGTAATCTGACCGCCACTACTTGTAGTTACAGAAGTTGCAACAACAGTATTGGGTGTATTTGCGCCAAGCGCACCATTGAGATAACCAACAATACTACCAGAACTTATAGTGCCATGGATTGCGGTAGTTGCGGTTATAGTTGTGAATGTACCAGTGTTTGCAGTGTTTGCACCAATAGCACCAGTAAGATAACCAGTTACTTGACCACCATTTGAAGTGGTGAAACTTGGACTTGTAAGCGCACCAGTGCTTGTAATGTTTGTTTGACTTGCACTTTGTGAGTTAAGTGTTCCATAAAGTACTGCACCAGCATTACCAATTGTGCCAGCAATGACCGTGGGAGCAGCTATGGTTCCAGTAGAATTTAAACTTGTAAGTGTTCCAACGCTTGTAATGTTAGTTTGTGATGCAGTTGATAAGGTACCAGTAAGTGTAGAACCACTATTACCAATAGTGCCTGCATATACTGCAACACCATTAAATGTGTTGGCGCTTACTGCACCAGTAACCGCCAATGACCCTAGCGTACCAACAGAGGTGATATTAGTCTGTGTGGCAGTTGATAAGGTTCCAGTTAAAGTCGCACCTGTATTACCAATTGTACCAGCATATACGGCAATACCATTAAATGTATTGGCATTTACTGCACCAGTAACCGCCAATGAACCTAGTGTGCCTACACTTGTGATATTAGTTTGTGCGGCAGTTTGTAAAGTACCAGTTATACTACTGGCAGAATTTCCTATAGATGTTGCAAGTAATGTAGCAGCATTGATTGTACCACCCGCATTTACTGTGCCTTGTAAATTAGTCGTGCCACTTACAGTAAGCGCACTTAACGTTCCTACACTTGTAATATTAGTTTGTGCATTAGTTGCAATATAACCATATAATCCTGTATTAGCAACAACATTGCTTGCATACACATTTGCCGTTTGTGCTGTTATGTTGCCACTTGCTATAATGCTATTTGCATATTCGGTTTGTGTAATGGTTTCATAATTTTGTGTTGTGATATTACCAGTTACAAATAAGTTACCATTAACAGTAATATTACCAGCACTAATATTGCCACTATACGTTGGTAGGTATGCAGCAACATTTGAATTGCTATATATACTGCTACCACCACCGCCAAATGCTAAACCATTTCCATAGTAATAAGCATTGCTGTAAATCGCAGTGTTTGCAGTGATGTTAGTAGCAGTTACATTAGAAAAATTACTGCCAAGATTGGCAAACGTAATATTTGAAGTACCAACAATAATATTACCGATGGTAGTTACATAATAAAAACGCTGACCATAGTTTGTGCCTTCATTAACATAAACAAGAAGACCAGTTGTGATACTATATGGTTGTGCAGCATCTTGCGCACGTGTCCAAGTACCATTACTTCCACTGCCTAATGTGCTTACATAATAGATGCCATTTTGGTTTGTGATAGTTTGACCTTGAACAAGTATGCGATCATTAGCAGCAAGCGTTACACCGTCAAGTGTATTTGGCGCGCCACCACTTAGTGTAATATTCGTGAAACTAGTAGCACGGCAACTGTTTTTAAAGTCGCTGTCTAAAATATTTTCAGCACGAACCCTTGTTAAAGCCATTTGTTAATCCTGTAAGGTATTTATTGATACTTACAGACGACCAACTACCACCTCTATGACACCTACACCATCACCAAAGTTTTCAAGTGATTTTCCAATTACGCTGCCCATTGTTGGGTTATTTGATGCGCGTGCAGTTCCATCGCCATTGGATACCATCATCTGACCTTTGCGAACAGGTCCAGTTACCTTTGTTGGCACACGACCGACAAGTGCGATATACAAACCATCAGCATCGCTGTTCATCATATAAGC